ATACAAAAAAGATGTAGGTTAATTTGTTTTTACACAAATCAACCTACATCCCCCAAACTTTTGACATTTTTGTTGTCCTGAAATATCTGCAAAATGTCGTTATTGTTGGAATTTCTTTATTTTCATTTATTTCTTTATAAGTTAGTTTTCTACCTAACTTTTTATATTCTTGTAAAAGTATTTGTTTAAGTTTTTCTTTAGTATATTTTTTAGTACTTTGAAAAACTGGAAATCCTACAAGTTTTTTAAGATCCTCCATGCTACCAAATCTTATTCCAAACACATCTGCATTATATATATCTTTACTATTATTCAAATCTACAGAACTTGCAGGTTTACCTATTTTATTTGAAAAATTTATGTACATTTGTAATAGTTCATCATCTGTTTCTTTAACATCTGCTCTTACCATATTAATCTCTAATCCAGCACTTATAACTGCATTATTCCAACTTCCAAACCTACTGTATATAGTGTTTGACATTCCAACTTCTCGCCTTTGAGGAACTCTCCCTAATTCTTTAGCCTTATCCCTAATAATTTGTAAAATTTGTTCATTCGTTAAAGGATTTCTCATAAAAACAACCCTCCTATACTTTAATAAAAAAAGGTGATGTTGAATTATCACCTTTTATTATTTATTATCATCTACATAAATTTTTTCTATGTCTATTTCCATTATAGTTGTTATATTTTCTTTTATTTTTTCTAATTTATTAGAACTTATTTTTTCTGACAAATCATAAGTTACGTTGTAAATTTTATCGTACCAAGCCTCATAACTATCCCAATATTCGTTTGAAATATCAACTAAATTATTTATGACATTAAAAACCTTTTCCTCAAACATATTTTCATTTATGTCAAAGCCATTTTTTGTATTCCATTCATTAACTTCTGTACTTCTAAATTCAACTCTTAACATCATTTTTAATATACCCCTTTCCTATATCAAATAATCTAAGCCACTTAATACTTTACAAATTTATTTTTGTTTTCTTTAACTTACAATAATAGTATAGCATCTTATGCGATGTTATTCAATACTTTTTTAAATTTATTTGTTAGTATTTTTTATTATTTTTTCTATAGCCTCTCTTGTAATTAGCCATACTCTACCAGCCTTCCTGTAATCCTCACCTTCAATTAATCCATGCCAACCTTTTTGACATATAGATTTAAGTGTACTCATGTTTAGATTGTACTCAATTGATGCTTCTTTTAAATCCATAATATTTTTTATATTAAATTTTTTATCCATAGTTTCTCCTTACCAATTATGATATCTTACTTTTTTTTCTGTTCCATCAGGCATTGCATACAAAATTATATTATCTATATCGCAAGATTCGTTATGATCGTTACAACCTTCTGACCATTTTTTTAATATTTGCTTTTCACCTGTTAACTTAGCTTTTTCAAATATATTTTTTTTATCTTCTTCTTTTTTTCTTTTTTCTTCTAAATATTCATCTAATCTAATAGCATCTGAAAATTTCATATCAAAACTTGTAACCATGTCACTTTTTAAATAATATGATTTTTGGAGTGATTCGTCACATACAATATTAAATGCTTTTACTTTTAAATCATCTTTACTTGCCAACCCTTGATTCAATCTGCGTTCTATATACCAAGTAGCATCGTTAATATCATTTCTTCCAGTCATTTTAGCTATTGCTTTTTCTACAATTCTATACTCATCTATTCTACAATCATCTAATACGTTTTTAAGATGTTTAATATTAAATCTATAATGTCCCCAACCAATACCACCATCAGTTTCAAAATTAATAAGCAATTCACCATTTATAAGTTTTTCGACTATATTATTAGATGCTTTTTCTCTTTTATTTATTAATTCCATACAACTTTCTTTTAATTCTTTAAAAATATCATTTGGTAGCCCAACACCTTTAAATTCAACCCCATTTAATTTTAAATTACATTTTATTGATTTTTTATTTAAATCTACCTTTGCATCATTGAAATATCCATCTTTTGAATTTTGGTTTAATTCTTTATCATCACTTCCCACTACTTTATATCTTAAAAATAAATCATCATCATATGTAGTAAGTTCTAAATCCTTGAATTTAAATTCTAAGCCTTTTTTGTAAAAATTAAATTCTTTCATTTCTACATTCCCTTTCTTATTTGTAATAAGATAAGATAAACATAATCCAAATTGTGTTTTGTAATCTACATCTGTAAATTCTCTTTTTATTTCCTTTGCCATTTGATGTGCTTTTCTTATAATCTCAACATTGAATTTCATTTATCTTATCTCCCTTCTGAACCTTATATATTTACTATAACATCTTATACGATGTTAGTCAATACTTTATCTGCAAGTCCTTTATAAGAATAATTTATATAAATTTTTGTACATATTTCCATTTTCATCTTAAAAACATCATATGACATTTTCAAATTTTCGTTAAAATGAAAATATCATATGTCTTAAACTTCTATACTCCAGTAATATCAATACTTTCAAGCATTTTAAATTTAATTTTTTAGGTGAACAACTAAAACTATAAGAAAATTTACGGTTTTTGAGCTACCAAACTCGATGCTTTTTTTAGACTAGGAAATTTGGAAAATAGAGTTGAAGATATGTTGAATTTACCTATACTTTTTAGCGTAATTTTTTAGCAATTTTTATGCTTAGAACTTTTTTAAAAATGCTAGGTTTTTTTGTGCTAATATTTAACTTGGGTGCTAATCTTCGATAAATCCCTATATGAATTTAGTATATAAAAAAGTATAACAAATATAGTAAAAATATAGACTTACCAAATAAATTCCCTATATAGTTAATTACCTTGATACCTATATAGCAATTACCTATACTTTTTTATATAGGTAATTTCATTAAAATGCTATAGATTTTAACTCTAAAATTTTTATATAAAGGATTCCAGATAATATAAACTCTAGTTTTTACTAGAGTTTAATGTTTGTAATTTATTCTAATACATTATAATATATACATATAACTTAAAAATATACAAGGGGGAAATTCATTATGGATAATAAAAAAATTAAGAAACCATTTTATAAAAAATGGTGGATTTGGGTTATTGCAATTATAGTTATAATATTTGTTTGGGGCGGCAGTGGAAGCTCTAATACATCTAATACTGCTGCAAATAAAGATTCTAAGACTACAGAATCTAATAAAATAGTTAAACTTGGAGAAGAAACTAAAGCTGGAAATATAGGCGTTAAGGTTCTAGAAGTTAAGGAGCAAAATTCTATAAGCAACGAAGCTGGAAAAGCTAATACAACTGGTAAATTTGTAATCTTAAAGCTAGAGTTAAAGAATAATGGAAATGAAGCAACAGAATATAATCCACACGAATTTAAGTTAAATGACGATAAAAAAACATTAGAAGTTGATGATAATAGTTTTGATGCACTAGGACATTTAAATAGCCAAGAAACTATTTATAAAAATAATAAAAAATTTATAGGCAGCTACGATAAATATAACGCTGGATTATCTAAAAATACTTATTTAGTTTTTGATGTACCTAAAGATAGTAAATTAGAAAATCTAAAATTAACTGTAGAAGGTGCTAAGAATACACAATTAAATTTAAAATAAATATTAAAGGGTACTATTAATTTAGTATCCTTATTTTTTTACGCAAATTCTAGGAACTTTTTATATCTATATTGCATATATTATAAGTATAGAAGATAGAAAAAAGATATAAAGGATGTGTAATAATTGCCTAAAATTAATGTTAGTTTTAAAAAAACAACTAAGGACATGAATTTATACATGAAAGTGATGGAGCAAGAAGAAAGAAGCGAATTTATAAAAGAGTGCATTAAATTTTATATAGATTCTATAGAAAATAAAAAAAGTAGAGATTAAATTTCTCTACTACTATACATATAACCAATGAAAATATGTTATATGAAATTTACTATAGAAAGGTGTAATACCAAATGATTAACTATTTAATAAAAAGTTTTTTAAATACTTATGTACCACGCAACACAACTTGTGTTGAAGAATTACTATATGACAAAGAAGCATATCCTATCTATGCTCAAACTAAAGGCAATTTCAATTATGCAATAAAAAATAAACTTTTAAGCAGACAAGATATACTTCAAATCAAGAAAATGCTTAATCAAGCATTATTCAAAAGACGTCACCTCAAAGATTATAGCCGAAAAAAATTTGAGAATGACGCACACGAGATTTATAGTAAGCTTAAATGCAAATATTTATCTCGTAAGCAACTTACTAATATAGATAAATATATTAATAAAGTTGTTGATTCTAAAAGTGTTACAACTACAATTGTAAGCACTCAAATAAGCCAACCATAGCTTATTTTTTGAAAGAGAAGTATTCAAGCGATAACCAACCATAGTTATCTTTCTCTTTCAAAATTCTCTCTACATATAATTGTGTCCGCTTTGCTCAAATTTTATTCGTTAAAAATTTTTTTAGCTTATTTTTGTTTAAAACCATTTCTATTAATTTATTTCTTATTACTATTGGTTATAAAGAATGGCTCAACCATGCGTGTTACAGAGGTCGTTTTGTAACGGTAATAACAGTATATATTATAGTTACAACTTAGAGTTACAAACGTTTGTTCAAGAAACTAAAAAGAGTAAGTAATATTTACCTACTCTTTACATACTTTTTAATCTTCATCGTCTAATAAATTTGTATCAATGCTTTTATTATTTAGATTATTTAATCTTTCTTTTTCAAGTTGTTTCTTAGATTTTTCTTGTACATCCATTCGGATTTGTGGTTGTTGTACATTTTGTGTAACTTGTATTCCACTATTGAATTGACTTTGCAATAATATTTCCAACAAACTTTCCTTTACCATTTGTTTTATATTATCTTTATCAATATTAGTAGTTATACTATTAAGTTGATACTGTCTAATAGCTTCATTTATAATATCAACTTTTGTTTTACCTGTTTTATTAATCAAATTATTTATTTTTTCTTTAACATCCTTATTAGCGCGATTAAATGTAACTGTTATGCTTTTAAAATCACTACTCATTTTATCACCTACTTATCACTTAATCATAACTTACATTAGTTTATCAGCATATTTTGCTTTAGCTATTACATAAAGTCCTTCAACCGAATTCCATTGTGCATTTTCAACAACTGTAGCAAACTTATATCTATCATTTATTACATTTCTTATTAATTCACTTGTCCCACCACAAAAAACAGGTCTTGTTACATCAAATGAGTATCCCATGCTTTTTATTTCATCAACTATTTTTTCTAAATAGCTTTCTTTGACCTTTCTAATTACTTCAATAGATTTATTGTCTTTTTCGCCTCTTATTGTCAAGCAATCATCACTTAAAGCCTTTAGAGCTAAGTTTTCAGAAATTGAAATACCACGAGTATGATCTCTTAATGCATTTCGAGTTAACTGTATTAAATAGTTACCACCGAAATCACGAGCGAAACGGGATTCTTTCACTGCAACACAATTACTATATATACAAAATGAAAAGTTTACCCCACCTAAATCAATTACAGCTACATCCTCATTTTTATAACTATCTATATTATTATATATTGTTCCACTGCCTTCACTTTTTATTGTTATTTCTTTAATCATGAAAGAATATTCTTTTCCGTCTACATTAATATTTATTTCACCATTGCCTTGAATGAATTCCTTATATCCGTCTTTTAAAGCTTTTGTTCGAATAAAGTCTATCGGACAAGCTAGAACCATATATATATAGTTGTCTTTTGTATTTGGCTCTAAAAATTGAGAAATTGCAGTATAACAACTTATTTTGTGTATGTCCTTTTCTTTATTGCTATCAAAATCAAAAGTTTTTCCGCTATCTCCAACAATGTAAATCTTATCTTCGAAACTTACAATATGCGAATTTCCTTCAATTTCTTCATTAATGTCAATGCTCACATGATACTTACTTAAAAATCCAACCTTTTCTACTTCACATTTACCTTTTTTCAATCCTATCGTTTTACTCATATTTTTACCGTTATCATTTGCTAATACCACAATATTACTCATATTTTTACCTCCTATATAATTAAATAGCCATTGTATTTGCATTAATTTTTAATGTATTTTTAATGTATAATATAAGTATATATTATACGGATATATATGTCAATGCTAATTGCATTATATTTTAATGTAATTTTAATGTTTTTATACTTATAATTTAATGCGCTATCTTGTAATTTATATAAATATAGTATATACTAGTTCTATATTATTTTACAATAATTTGAAAATTTTTAGATTGTAATTATAAAATTATATAAAAAAAAGACAACTCGTAAAAAGTTATCCACACAACTATATTGCAAATTGATATATTTTATTGTATTATATTAACAAAGCAATTCAACATAATTGAATATAAAACGTGTTAGTTTTAAAAATAAAGTACAAAAAATAACACATCCGCATCAATCTACGGTCGGCAAACTTGCGATTGATACGGATTCCTGAAAACCTAAAAGGTTTTTTCTAACTAATTATATGTTTATTATATATAAAGTATATATATAAATCAATAGTTTTTTGAAAAACCTCTTAGAGTTTTTACAGTTATTTTTCTGTACGAAATTCTAGGAGGTTTTTTTATGTGTAAAAATTATGGAAACGACAACTTTAAAAAATATACTTTATATCAATTCAATTTATGTTTCAAGGATGGCAAAGTTAAAAATAGTCTTATGGGATTCTATTCTTGGCTTATCAAGATATCTAAAGAAAATATTATCAACTTATCTAAAGAATTAATTACAAAATTATGGAACAGAAAACAAAGTAAAAAAGCAAGTAGAGAAAACACTACATATAAAAAAGTTAATGCAAGTACTGTTTTGAGATGGCTACAGAAATTAGAAAATGCAAAACTTTTATTTGTAGATAGAACTCAAATAAATAATAAATATATATTAAATGCAGATGGATCTATTCATCCTAATATTTTTTCACAACAAAAAAAATGCACTGAAAAATGCACTACTGAAAAAAGACTTCAAGACGTTGCTACTACTAGCGTACAAGAGTTGGATGATGTCTATAAAAACAATAAACTAAATACTATAAATAAAGATATAGATATTCTATCTAATAACAGTTGCCAGGACCATACAACTGTAAATAATTTTAATTATAAATCTTATTTAGATAAACAAGAAAAAGTGTCTAGCGTGAATGAAATGCAAAAAATTATAGAACAAGGTTTCAAAATAATGCATGTACGCAGTAATAAAATAAAAGGGAATGTTTTAGGAAATGTCTTAAACTATTATAATACTATTACTAAAAATAAAGCTTTAAATTATGTATTTGCTGCAATTAATAATGCTAGAGATTTATATTATAAAAAACATAAGGAAGATTGGTTTGGTAAGAAAAATACTCAAATAGATACTTTTGATAATTACGAACAAAGAAATAACGATATAGTTTTAAATAAACTTAAAAAATTAGGTTATTAAAATCAAAGGTATAGCAAGTGTCCCTCTAATTTAGTATAAATATTTAAAGGTACAGTAAGTGTCCCTTGCAATATTTAAATGTAACGCTTTAAGGTATACTAGGTATCCCTTAAATAGGGTATAACAATATATAAAAATATAACAACATATAAACCACCTGTGAGGTGGATAATATTATTTTTCAATAAACTTAAAATCATATAGTAATTAATAGAGATGGAGGAAAATCAATGAATAATGATAATTTTATAATGTTACCTAATAATTTAGTTTGGAATAATGAGAATAAGGAAAATACATTTTTAGAAATGTATGGAGATAAGATAGTTCATATATTTATGTATTTAGCATGTTCAACTAATAGATTTAATAAAACCTTATTTACGATAAAAGATATAATAATTAGTTGTGATTTAACTCCTAAAAGTGGTAAAAATAAAATCAATGACCAATTTAAAAATATATTGATAAATTTAAAATCTAACGGCATAATTGAAACTGACGTTGATTTTAATAGTATAAAAATTAATGAATGTATTAATTGTAAATTTAATATGCCTATTCTTAAAGATAAATTTCAAAATAATACTATGTTTTTTACAATTTCTGTTGATGATTATTTATCAATTTTAGGAAATAATATAAGCAAAATAGATAAATTAATATTACTTAAAGTTTATGCTTATATAAATGCTAGAATAAATCGTGGTGAAGATAAACCACAATGTTTTTACGATAGTTATAGTGCTATCTGCAATGATTTAAAAATTCATGAGAATACATTTAAAAATTGTATTAAACAACTAAATGATATAGGGCTTGTATATTTTGATAATATAGGACTTATTGAAAAAAATAATAAAGTTCATACTGCAAACAATGTATACTGTTTAAATGAAATTGAATTAGATAAATCACTAGATCAATCAAAAGATTATTATTGTAATAAAGGATATAAGATTGTAAATGCTAAATGTAATAAAGATATGCAAAAATTAAATGGATTAAAGGGGAAGATTCAGCAACAACAGAATTTAGGTAAAAATACCTCTAATTTAGAAGGGAAACTTACACTGTTGGAAAATAAAACCCTTAAAAACAATGAATTTAAACTAAAAATTAATAATAAAATTATACCCAATAATTCCAAACTAGTAAAAGTTACTATGCCTACATTTGATGTTAATTTTGAAACAGGGGAATTTACAAAATTAACAGATGAAGAAGTACAGGCTATACAAGAACAAAAAAATGAAGAAAAATTTTCTTATGAAAATTTACCGTTTTAGTTTATTAGATACACCAGATTAATCTGGTGTATTATTATTTTTTTTAAAATAATCTAATAGAATCTTAGAAGCCATATTGCTTACAGTTCTTCCTTCATATTCAGCAAGGTCCTTTAATTGTTGTTTGATTTTTTTAGGTATAGTAACTTGTATTCGAGTATTTTCCTTTTTAATCAAATAAATACACCTCCAGCATCTACTATACTAAGAAGGTGTGTAACTTGTACTTAAAGTGTACCACTTATAGGCTATAAAATTTTATTTATTTTTAATAGATCACACGGATGTATATTTAAAGCATTAGAAAGATTTTCTAATGATTTTAGTGTTGGGGTTTTTAATTGTCGCTCAATTCTAGAAATATAACTTTGCGTCATATTGCATTTTTTTGCTAAGTTAGCTTGGGATATTTTAGCTAGTGTTCTTTTTTCTTTTAACTTTAGTTCAATCTCATACATGATTTTCCTCCTACGCAATATGCTTAAATACAATTAAAGTTTATGTCTAAATACTTTTAAAACACAAGTAGAAAATTGTAACAAATTGTGGAACGCTTTTCCTAAATATGACCGCATTGCATAAGATTTTATATTATAATAAGTCCTGTAAAAAATATTTTTTATAAGCAAAACAGGACTAGTCATCCAAAACACTTTATATATTAGATTAGAAAGTGCATAAATTCTTATATAATAACTAACAAGATATTAAATGCCAGGAGGATAAAATATGAAACAAGAAATAATAAAACTAATAGAAACTATAGATGAAGATAACAGAATGTTAAAAGTTATATATTCATTTATTAATAACATAATAAAAAAGAAAGACTGTAATTAGTCTTTCTTTTTTTCACTTTCATATAGAGTGTTTACGAGATGCTCTACGAGATTTAAATATTCATCATCAAGTTTTACAAGCTTTTTAGCTATGTTTTGCAAAGAAACATTTCCAGCAGCAATATCAGCTAGTGCACTTCCTAATATAGCTTCATCATCTACAATGTACATTTCACCTTCACCTGTTAGTAACCAAGTTTTATTTACGTTAAAAACAGTACATAAGTGATCTAGAAAAAGTTGCTTAAGATTACCTCTAGAATTTTCCATATTGGAAACTACATCTCGTGATACTCCTAATTTTTTCCCAAATTCAGATTGATTTAATTTGTTATCACGTCTTATTTGAGAAATTCTCTTATGAATCATCTCTTTATCTTTTATTTTATTCAATTTTTTCACCTCTTATTATATTATATACAATACTTATGCGTAAGTCAACGCAAAAATAACTAAGTTAATAGAAAAAAATACACAAAATAGTTGACTTACGCAAAAATTAGAATTATAATGAGTATAAAGACGACGAAGGAGGTAAAATTTATGAAATCCCAACAAACAGTTTTAGAAATGCTTAGTAAGCTAAAAGAGTTAAACGAAACAAGCTTAGAAAATGTTAGTAAAGTAGTTGATGCTTGTTTAGTTGTACAAGCATTAAGCAGTATGAATTTAAAAGCAGATAAGGTTATTACACAAATAAGATAGGAGGTATTTTTATGAATAAGATAGTTCTAATAAATAATAAAGGATTAGAAGTTAAAGAGTTTAATGGACAAAGAGTAGTTACTCTAAAAGATATAGATTGGCTACATCAAAGAGTTGCTGGAACTGCTGGAAGAAATTTTAGAGAGAATTCAAAGCACTTTATTGAAAATGTAGATTTTTTCATCATAAAAGGGGAAGAATTAAAGCAATTAAAACAGACAACGAATTTCGTCGGCAGTAATGCTAGAGAAATAATTCTACTAACTGAAAGTGGTTACTTAATGCTAGTAAAAAGCTTTACTGACGATCTAGCCTGGGATGTACAAAGAAAAATAGTAAATAGTTACTTTAGAATTAAACAACATAAACAGTTAAGTCCTATGGACCAATTAAAATTGCAATATCAAGTGTTAGAGCAGCATGATAATAAGCTTATTGCTATAGAATCTAAAGTTAGTGCATTAGAAAACAAAATGACAATAGACTATGCACAACAAGAAGAATTAAGCAGTTTAGCTAAAAGAGTAGTAGTACAAGCGCTTGGTGGTAAAAATGCTCCAGCATATAAAATACTCAATAAAAAAGCATTTTCAACACTATGGAATGACTTTAAAAGAATAATGCAAGTCAATAGTTATAAGAATACTGCGGTAAAACAATTTTATAGAGCAAAAGAAATAATCAATAACTGGCAGCCTAATGCAGATTTAAACTTAATGATATTAGGTGCTAATTCACAACAAGTAATGTGCTAGAGAGGTGCTGACATGGCAGTAATTAGAGTTATAAAAGATAAGCAAAATCCATACATGATGATAAATAAAAGTTTCATATATGATGCACGATTAAGTTTAAAATCTAAAGGATTAATGAGTTACTTTTTAAGCAGACCGGATAATTGGGAATTCTATCAAACAGAGATAAAAAAACATACAACTGATAGGGATAGAGCAATAAGTAGTGCAATTCAAGAACTAATAACGTGTGGATATATAAAAAGAAATAGTAAAAGAGGTGAACATGGAAAATTCAAAGGTGGTTATGACTATGAAGTTTATGAAACACCTATAGATGTAGATTCACCGAAACTACAAAATGCCGAACCGGCAAAATGCCAAAACGGAGAAATGCCGAACCGGCAAAATGACGTACTACTAAATAATGAATCTTTACTAAATAATGATTTTAAAGTAATTAATGAATTTAATAATAAGAAGAAGGAAATTGAGAATCCATTAATTGTATATGAAAATAATATATTTCCAACACCAGGAGTAATCGACATTGAATCTATAAATAGTTGGACAGATAAATTAGGAGCAGACATAGTTGTATATGCAATTAACATAGCAGCTAAAGCAAATGCTAGAAGGCTTAATTATATAGAAAAAATATTAATAGATTGGGAAAGACAAGGAATTACAACATTAGAACAGGCACAAGCTTATACTGCTAATAGAAGTAATAAGAAAAAAACAAGTAACGTTAATATAAAAAAAGAAAAAGTTGATTCATTTAACAACTATGACCAACGTTCTTATGATTTTAATGACTTAGAAAAAAAATTACTAGGATGGGATAGAGAAGATACGCAAAAATAGTAGATTGTGAAATAAGCGAGGTAGGTGTTAACAATAAAGTGTCCTAACTGTAAAGAAGAAATGATAGAAATTGAATTTAAAGATGGTCACAAAGAGTATGAGTGCTGGGATTGCAAAGTAGCATTTAAAGAGAATTTAACCTTTTTAGGTAGAGTGTTAAGAAAATTAAGAATTATATAGGGGTGATTACGGTGGAAGCATTTAAAGTTGTAAGTTTAATAAGAAAATATGAAAAATGTCCTTGCTGTGGAAATGATAAAGTTGGAAATGGGGAGGGCACATTAGTAGTTGAAGAAGATACTTTTAAAAGAACTTGCAAATGTGGATTTGAAATAATTCTTGATGAAGAAGGAAATGAAATAGATTTGCAAAAATAAAGGTTATAGAAATAGTAAATTGTGAAATAAGAAAGGAAAAAATTATGAATAGAGATGAAGAGTTAAAACAGGAAATAAAAGAAAAATGGTTTAAGGACCATAAAGCCAAACTTATTGATTGTGGAGATATTAAGATTTTAGAATGGAAAAAGCCAGGTACTATTTACTGCTACACTAGATATGTTTTTGATGAAAATAAAATTTATATATCCGGTGATCTAGGAGAAGCAATATTTAATCTTACATGGCATGCAGATATACATTCCTTTAATGACATCAACACATCATATTTTCATGAGAAATTAGTAGCATTTAGCGATAGTAAATATGATTTTGATTCTGATGAAGCGGTTAAAATCTTAAAGGAATGGAAAGAAGAATTGCTTCAAGATAGAGTATTTGAAAATGAATATGAAAAAATAGAGTTCATGGATAATATAAGTGCTTTAATATTAGCGGCAGATGGTTGTAGTAGTGAAGATGAATGGGCTTATGAATATGTAAATGGAGAATATAATGACTTTATTTCACATGAAGATTGTGATTATTGGGAATGGATTTATGATATAGGTAGAGTTATACCTAGCAGGATATATGGATACTTAATAGGACTACAAATGGCATCAGAACAATTAAAAGATTCGCAAAAATAAAGGGGTGATAAGCTTGAAAAGATATGAAAAATTTAATAATACATTTAAAACTAAAGAAAGTGCTGAAGAACAATCTTTGAAAATGATAATTGCACATATACAAGATAATTATAATATTGATATAAGCTGGTGGGAAGAAAGATACAAAGCACAGGTTAAATGGCTAAATGAAAAAGTATATTAATACGCAGAAATAAAGTAAAGAAAAATAGTATTTTGTGTAACAAAAGAAAGTAGGTGTTAACAATAAAGTAGCCTTTAAAGAAAATTTGACTTTATTAGGTAGAGTACTAAGAAAATATGAAAAAGTATATTTTTAGGGGGAATTTAAATATGAAATTAAAAATTATAACTAGACAAGGAGAGTTTAAAACAAATTCAAACTGGAATATGGAGTTACTTGCAAGAAATCTAAATTTAGAAGGTTACAATAGACAAAATGAAATGGCAACTATAAATATAGGAGATTATATATTTAGAAAAGGAGATGTAATTAGAGTAGAAATAGTAAAAGATTAATCTAGATTTTTACTATTTCGCAAAAATAAAGGATGGTGAAGTACAGAATGCAATATATAGCAAGTTTTAGTGGCGGTAAAGATAGTGTAGCTATGGTTCTTAAATTAATAGAACTAAATTATCAGTTAGATCGTGTAGCTTTTATTGATACTGGATTGGAATTTGGAGAACAGATAAATGTTATAAAAATATGTGAGAGAAGATTTAAAGAATTAAAACCTGGATTAAAATTTGATTGGATAAGACCAGAAAAAACATTTGAAGAACAATTTTATACTAAGATAGAAAAAGGAAAAAACAAAGGGAAAATATACGGTTGGCCATACACAACAGCTTTTAATAGCTGGTGCAACGATAGATTAAAGATAAGACCTTTTAAAAAATACATGAAGCAATTTAAAGAAGAAGAAACAGTAATTTATTTAGGTATAGCAGCAGACGAGCCTTCAAGATTAAAAAAACTACAAGCTAATAGGAAAGCTCCACTGGCGGAGTTAGGAATGACAGAAAAAGATTGTCTTAAATATATAAAAGAAAAAGGATTTAATAATCCTATGTACTGGAAGTTCGAAAGACTAGGTTGTTATTTATGTCCGAAACAAAAGTTAGATAGTTTGAGAAGTTTAAGGCGACATTATCCGTATATGTGGGAGAAAATGCTTAAAATGGATGCAGATAGTCCAAAGACATTTAGAGCAGATGGAACTACATTAGCGGAATTGGAGCAAAAATTTAGAAACGAAGAGGATTATGAATACTTTAACTTAGTAGAAGCGAAATTATTTTATGGATGGAGTAAAACATTAAGAAAATTTATTGGAGAAGATATAATGTTAAAAAGATATTGTTATTAATATAATTTGTATTCCGTAGAGATACAAATAGCATATTTTAATAAAATAAAGGATTATATTTTAGCTTAAAACTAATGCAAAGCTAGTAATAGTAATATTTTAGAGAGTTTTAATGTTTCAAGACAAAAGCATCGTTATGTCTTATAAAGCATACAGAAAATTAAGAATATACAGAATAGTAAAAATATTATAGTTAACATATAAAAATTTATGTAGATAAGAAAGGGAAGTGAAAATATGAGTAAATTAGAAAAGCATAAACAATTATGTCAGGAATTAAACAAGCTATATGAATTAAAAAATAAAAAGTATGGTGATAGTTTTGGAAAGACTTATAAAGAGTACGGATCATCAATGATATGCATTAGGCTAGATGATAAATTAAGCAGAGCAAAAGAATTGCTATTGCATGGAGAAGAAGGTACAGAAGATGAAAGTATAAGAGATACATTAATAGACTTAGCTAATTATGCATTAATGGGAATTATAGAATTAGAAAATAAATAAGAGGTGCAAAAAATATGGGGTATATGGAAGGGTTATTAAGCAGAGCAGTAAGAAGATTAGAAGAAAGATTAAAAATAAAGGACAAGTATTATAAAAGGGTTAAGAATAGACAAAAACTATATGAAAAGAAATTGAAGTTAAATAGAAAGCTATAGGAGAATAAATATGGACAAGGATAAAATAGAAAAGATAGTAAAGTTGTATTTTGATGGATGTAGTGTTAAAGAAGCAATAGAACTATCTAATAAAAATATAAGAGTAGAAGATACAAAAGTTAGTAGAGGGTGGGAATATCAACAATTAAAATTAAATCAATAGGGGGAATATAGATGGAAATAACAAATGTAAATGAAATTATAAATCAAGCAGTCGTAGTTGCTATAAGAAAATTTGATAAGGAAAAAAAGGAAGAACAAAGAGATAAAAGGCTACATAATACTAGATTATTAATGAAACATTATAATACTTTAAGAGATCACGTTGATAATGTAAATACTGATGATAAGCTAATAGATTATTTAGAGGAAGAAGAAGAGGAAGTTAATAATAGAACTTTTATAGTAAGTGTATGTAGAACAAAAATGAGAACTGCTAAGATGCTAGGATTTGTTGATAGTGCATTGAGCATAGTTAAAGATAAGTTTGAAAAGAATTGTGAGGAATATAAATATAAAGCTTTTGAATTATATTATTTTGAGAAAATGACTAATGAAGAAATACAAAAAGAATTGAATTGTGGCAAGAACTCACCTAAGAAATGGAGTGATTTAGTGATAGAAGAATTGAGTTTGTTATTATGGGGGATAGAAGCGCTAGGGATGTAAGGGGGAAATGAGGGAGTTTTAAAGGGGAATAGAATATAGTAAAATGGTAATAGGTTAAAGTTTATACAGTAGGGAAAATAAAATAATGTCAATCTTCTTTCAATAAAAAAGCACTAGTTATTAAGCTGGCGCTTTTTTTATTTTAGTGTAAAAATTGATATAATAGTTAAAAAAGGTAAAGGAGCACTAATAACTATGAGATTAGAAGATATAAATAATAAAATAAGTAAGTTACAAGAGATAAAAAAATTATTACTGAAACCAATGCCTGATAACCCTACACTAGAACAAATAATATATAAGAATTATTTGGAATTAGAAAATGTTACAAAGGTTATGAAAATAGTAAATGATTTAGGATACAGAAAGATAAAAAAAGATAATAAAATTAAGTATGTTACTAATGATATAAGTGAGATATTAACAGATAAAAATGTGGAAGTTGAAGAAGATTTAAAAAATCTAGTACAGAAAATATTCAAGAAGAATAAGAAAGGGGCAATTAAATCATGGTTTTAAAAGTAGTGATTCAAAATGAATAGGGTTGAACCTATAAGAGATATTACAACAGTAAAAGATATAGCTAGATACTTAAAAAGTAGTAGTGATAGAAACTACATAATGTATATTTTAGGAATATATTCTGGACTGCGCATAAGTGATATTTTGAAATTAAAAGCTGGAGATGTTAGGAATAAAGAAAATATTACTTTAAGAGAAACTAAGACCAGGAAGCAAAAGACATTCCCAATAAATTATTATTTAAAAAAGGAATTAAAGAGATATATCAATGAAAATAATCTTGATGATAATGACTATTTAATTAAAAGTAGAAATGGATTTAATAATCATATTCATAGAGCTACTGCTTATAAGATTATGAGAGAAGCTGGAGAAAAGTTTGGTGTTGAGAATATAGGTACTCATACTTTAAGGAAAACTTTTGGATATCTTTTTTATATGCAAACAAAAGACATAGTTGCTTTACAAGATATTTTAAATCATAGTGATCCTAGATACACTTTAATTTATATTGGACTTGAACAAAAGCATATAAATGATAAGATGAAGAAGTTTAAAATTTTTTAATTGCTTATAAAATTAACATAATGAGCCTATGTAAAAGTGATGATTTAAGAAATTGCTTTAAGGTATTGAAATTAAATTGACAGAGATGTATTTGACGAGTGCAACAAACTACGTATTAAAGAATGTTGAATATACAAAATATTAGATAAGTTAAGTATAACAACAAAAATAATCCTAATATGGTATAATATATTATGTTAGGAGGTGAGATGATGGCTGATGGAAAAGATGAACAAAAAGTTATAGACTTAAAATGTAAAGATGGTATGTTGGTTTCAATTGTTAATGCAATAAATGAAGTTAAAAGAGAAGAAGATGTAGAAGTTAATTTGGGAATTACATTATTTGTAAATGGCAAAATATTAAGTGGACAAGTAATCAGTTACAGTAAATATTTGGAATTAGTGTCAGAAAAATTTAAAAATACTAACTGCAGAGAAATGGGAACAATGTTTTCAGGACTTTTTCAAGAGATGAAAAAGTCAATGACAAGTGAACAATATCATGCTGAATTACCTGATTTTATACATTTAAATAATGTAAAAATAATTTTTGATGATAATAAACAACAAGATTTTAAAACCGAAGTTAGAATAAAACTATCAGATGTATCTGGTTTTATTTTTGGAGAAATAAGTTTAACATAAAAGAACCTTAACAGGGTTCTTTTTTTATTGCAGTAAAACAAAGGTGGAGAAGGATATGTTAATACTTAAATGTATTATAGGAGCAATAGTAGGTGGACTAGTTGGAGCTGGTATAGCTACAGTAATTGATAGGAGGAGAAATAATGGCAGTAAAATGTGATACTTGTAATAAAGATTTTGAAATAGAAATCAAAACAAAATATAAGTTTGGTTTAGAAATACAATACTTTATATGTCCTCATTGCCAAGCAAAATATACTTATGTAGTTATAGATAATTACATAAGAGAAAGACAGAAAGAAGTCCAGGAACTAAGAGATAAGATAAATAAATGTACTAAGCAGAAGCAAGTAAATAAGCTTACTAAAGAACAAGATAAGATACTAAGAAACATGAAAAAGCATAGTGATAATTTAATAAAAGATATGAAGCTGGACACTGAATAGAAGGTGTCTTTTTTATTTGTAGTTAAAGGAGGAATTGAAATGAGTAAAAAGATTCTATATGAATGTATGAAATGTGGTAAAACTTTTATTGAAAAAGACATAGATGGATTGAGTTGTTGCAAATGTAAAAAAGCTTTAAGGCCTTTGGGAGATGCAGATGAAATAAAAGAGTATATAGCAACAATGCAAGATAAGCTAGAGAAAGCTGATAGAAGTTATAGTAAAACTAAAAGTGATAATACAATAACTATTAAATTAGTTTTAGATACTACAGAGTTTAATAATAAGTTACATGAAGTAGGAGAAAGATTAGAATATATAAAAGTTTTAGAAACTGCGATACAGTTTGATAAAGTTTTAAAGAAAGTTAGAGATATAGTAGATAACACAGATTTGAATGAATTAAAAGACAGAGCAGAAAGATTAGCAATAGGAGCAGAGCATATAAAAGATAATAGATATACTATTGAACCTCAGGAATTATCAAAGTTAATGAAAGAAACATTAACGAAAGCTACGGAAGCATTATCTCTAATGACTAAAGATTTAATGAATAGAAGTAATAATAATGGTTAACTTTTATAAATCTACAGTATGGATTAATAAGAGAAAAGAAATATTAAAGCGAGATCATAACGAATGTCAAAGATGTAAATTGAAAGGGAGATTTAGTAAAGCAGAGTGTGTGCATCATATTAAACATTTAAAGAATAGACCAGATTTAGCACTAGAGGATAATAATCTTATAAGCTTATGTTTTACTTGTCACAATGAAGTGCATCCGGAGAAATTAAATATAAGTATTAAGCCTAAATACAACAATGAGGAACGGTGGTAAGCGTTGGTATTACTAGCTTGACAGTACCCCCGGGTTGAGAATTTGATTTTTTTCGCAAGGCTCCAAGACCGGGCAAAACCTCCCAAAAGAAATTTTTTAATTTCTTCACATAAGAGGGGGGGGTGCAACTCATGTGAAATTGAGGGTGCAACTTCAAAAAATAATTCTGAAATGAGGTGGTGATTTTGGATGAAAAAGAAAACTTAATAATTAAGGAAAAAGCTTATAAAGACTACATTTCCGGAATGAAGTATAAAGATATAGCAGATAAATATTCTGTATCTATTAATACAGTTAAAAGTTGGAAGCGTAGATTAAATTGGCAGAGGAAACCGAACACAAAAAAGGGTGCAAAGTTGCAAAAGTTGCAAGGACTAGCAAAAGAGATTCAAGAAGATCTATTAAACCAGCTAAAGGAAAATGAAACACATGGAAAACACTACGAAGATTTAGTCAGTGACTATATGGCTTTATGGGATATTAAAAATAGACTTATAGAAGATATTAGAGTAAATGGTGTAGCTATTGAGTGGAATAATGGAAAACAAGCTGGTAAAAAGAAGAATGATAGTATAGGCGAATTAAATAAAACAAATGCTCAGATGCTTAAAATATTATCCGAATTGGGATTAAAACCATCACCAAAAGAAGTAGAGGATGATGATGGTGAAATGTAAATTTAACAAATACATTGATTCGTATATGGATAAAATTCGGAGTGGTAAAATTCCAGCATCTAAAGAATTGCATCAGGCAATGGACTTAGTTGAAAGAAAACTAAGTGATCCTGACGTTATAATAAAAAATGAAATGATAGATAAAGCTATAGAGCTGACAGAACGGTACTTTGATATGAAGTTGCTGGATTGGGAGCTTTTTTTATTTGCATTAATTCATTGCTATTACAAATCTACGGACATGGTAGTTTTTGATGAATTTTTAATTGTTATGGGTAGAGGTAATGGTAAAAATGGATTTATAAGTCCGGTCGCATGGTATTTATCAACTCACTATCATGGGATTCGAGGTTATAACATTGATATTATAGCCAATTCAGAAGACCAGGCAATGACAAGTTTCAATGATATTTTTGAAGTTTTGGAGAATACCTGGAAGAAGTCTAAAAAGTTTTTTACAAAGACAAAGCAGCAAATAACAAATAAAAAAACTAAATCTTATATAAAGTTTAATACATCAAATGCAAAGACAAAAGATGGTAAAAGGTCAGCATGTTTAATTTTTGATGAAATTCACGAGTATGAAAATTATGATACCATAAAAGTTTTTACGTCTGGTTTCGGTAAAAGAAAACATTCACGAGTTTTTTATATAACTACAAATGGTTATGTGCGTGGTGGAGTTTTAGACGAGCAGTTAAAAATAGCACATGATGTTTTAGATGGACAAATACAAGACTTAGGGTTATTACCTCTTATTTATAAGATAGATACTAAAGAAGAAGTGGACAATCCGGACAATTGGGTTAAGGCGTGTCCTTCACTACCCTATTTCCCTAATTTAAAAAAGGAAATGGATAAAGAGTTTGTAAAAATGAAGTATCAAAACCATGTGGCCCTTGATTTTATGACTAAAAGAATGAACCTTCCAGCACAAGATGCATTTACCGCAGCAGTACCTTGGGAAAAGATATTAAAAACTAATAGGGAAATACCTTATAAAAATTTACAAGGTATGCAGTGCATTGGTGCTATTGATTATGCAATGGTTACAGACTTTGCTAGTTGCGGGTTACTATTTAAATACAATGGGTTGAGATATTGGATAGAGCATACTTTTGTATGCCACAAGGCTTTAGAAGTAACAAGTAGACCTATTAAATTTCCAGTACAAGAAATGGTTGAAAAGGGACTTATAACAATTGTTCAAGGAGATAGTATTACACCGGAAATAATAGCGGATTGGTTCCAGGAGCAACAAAAGAAATATAACATTGTAAATATATTTGCAGATAGTTATAGAATACAACTTTTGAAAGCTAAGTTTGATGAAGTTGGACTTCCACTTAAAGAAGTACGTAGTGGACCTATAACACATGCAAAAGTAGCTCCTCTTATAGAATCTATTTTTGCTGAAGAACAAATAGTTATGGGAGATAATCCAACTATGCGTTGGTATATAAACAACACATACCAGGAGTTGGACAAGAAAGGTAATATTACTTATAAGAAAATAGAGCCTAAAACACGCAAAACTGATGGTTTTTTCGCCCTAATACATGCATTAAGCAAGGATGAAGAATTGAAGGAACAGACAGGATTTATGAAGTTGAATGTTCAGACATACTAGAAAGGGGGTGAGGGACTTGGGATAAGCAATTGGTTTTTAAATCTATTTAACAGAAATAAAATAGTAGCTTTAGATGGAGAATATGGAACATTAGAGGGAGAACTATTTTATAAGCAATTAGCTATAGAAAGTTGTATAAATTTAATTGCAAATTGTATAAGCAAGTGTGAATTTCTTACTTTTGAAAATGGCAAGGAAGCAAGGAAAGACAATTATTATTTATTTAATGTTAAGCCCAACCAAAATCTATCCGGTTCGGAATTTTGGAGAAAAGCAATATATAAGCTTTTTATAAATAATGAATTATTGATAGTACAGATAGACAATAAATTCTATATTGCTGATAGTTTTAATGATGATAAATATGCTTTAAAAGATAATATATATAAAGATGTTGTAATTAATGATTATGATCTAAAAGATACATTTAAAGAAAGTGATGTATTCCATCTTACTTTAAATAATAGCAACATTAAAAATCTTATTGATGGTTTATATATGGGGTATGCAAAGCTTATTAAAGCTGGACAACTAAGCTATATAAAAAGTAAAACACGTAGAGGGGTATTAAATGTACCTTCAACATATCCTCAAACACAGGATGCACAAGATGATTTAACCGACATAATGAATAATAGATTCAAGACATTTTTTCAAAGTGAAAAGGATGTTGTGCTACCACTTACAAATGGCTTGAATTATGAAGAATTAGGTATTAACAACAAGGGAAAATCAGTTGGAGAGGTTAGGGATGTACGTTCTTATATAGATGATATATTTGATTTTGTTGGAATAGCCTTTAATGTACCACCACAACTTTTAAAAGGTAATGTGGCTGATACAGAACAGGCTATTAATAATTTACTTATGTTTTGCATAAATCCTTTAGCAAAATTAATAAGTGATGAAATTAATATGAAATTCTATAGAAAAGCTGATTATTTAAATCGTACTTATACAAAATTAGATACAAGCAGAATAAGAGTAACAACATTAAAAGATATAGCAAATGCTTTAGATATTTTAACAAGGATAGGAGCCTACACAATAGATGATAGCTTAAAAGCTTTAGGTAAAGAGCCTGTTAATAAAGACTATTCTAAACAAAGATATATGACTAAAAACTATGAAAAAATAAGTGAAGGAGGTACTTAAATGAATGAAAAAACATTAGCTATACTAAATAAATATAAAGATTTAAAAGTTAGATGTGAATTGGTTAATGAAACAGAAAATTCAGCAGATGTATATCTATATGGTCAAATTGTTGATGAAAAGCCTGTAAATTGGTGGACAGGGAAAGAAGTAGAAGGAGAGTTTATTTATCCGGAAAACATAAGAAAACTAATAAATGAAGCTGGAGATAAAGAAATAAACTTACACATAAATTCAACTGGTGGAAGTATATATGCATCAATTTCTATTCATAACTTTTTAAAACAAGCTAAGAATAAAATAAATGTATATATAGATGGTATTGCAGCATCCGGAGCAAGTATTATTGCTATGGCAGCAGATAAAATTTTTATGCCTGAAAATACAACAATGATGATACACAGAGCAGCAGTAGGAGTTTATGGGAATGTTGAAACTTTAAGAAAAGTAGCTAACACTTTAGAAAAGTTTGATGAAACAGTTTTAAATAGCTATAAAGAAAGATTTATAGGTGAAATAGAAGAATTAAAAGCATTAATAGAAGATGAAACCTATTTAACTGCGACAGAGTGTAAAAACTTAGGGTTATGCGATGAAATTTTAAATGAACAACCAGAGCCTAAAGAAGAACCAAAAGAAGATATTAAAAATCAAATTTTAAATAAATATATGAATAAAGCACCACAGGCACAAAAACAGGAGCCTAGGAAAATTGAAAATAAAAATAAACAAGCTATACAAAATTTATTAAAAAATATAGGGGGAGTACAATAATATGACAATGAATAATTTAGATTTACAAAATAAAATAAAGGTCGAAACACAAGAAAAGATTAAAAATGCACTTGAAACAGGAAATACAGAAGATTTATCAGCAGCAATAGTAGCCATGTCAAATGATATTGAAAATAGCATTATGAAGGAAGCTAAAAATACTATAAATCAAAATATAAATGATAATGCTATTATGAATAAAAGGGGACTAAATCCACTAACAAGTTCCGAAACAAAATACTACAATGAAGTAATAAGCAAAGGTGGATTTAAGGGCGTTGAGGAATTAATGCCAAAGACTATTATAGATAGAGTTTTTGAAGATTTACAAAAAGAACATCCTTTACTAAGTGAAATAGATTTTATAAATACAACTGGTATAACTGAATGGATAACTAGAACTAAAGAAGTAGAAGCAGCATGGTGGGGACCTTTAGCGGAAGAAATTAAAAAGAAATTAGATAATGGATTCAAGAAGGAAAAAACAGATTTATTTAAATTAAGTGCGTATATTCCGGTTACAAAAAGCATGTTAGATTTGGGACCACAATGGCTTGATAAATTCGTAAGAGCAATGTTAACAGAATCTATAGCTATTGCTTTAGAGTTAGCTATAGTTGCTGGAACAGGAAAGAACCAACCTATAGGAATGCTTAAAAATTTAAGTGGTTCTGTACAAGATGGAGTATATCCGGATAAAGATGCAGTTGAATTAACAGATTTTGCTCCAGCAACACTAGGCAAAAATGTTATGGCTCCTTTAACTAAGGATGGTACTAGAAATGTAACAGGAATAATAATGGTAGTAAATCCAATTGATTATTGGGGAAAAGTATTCGGACAAACAACATTTTTAACTGCACAAGGAACTTATATTTATGGGGTTCTACCTATACCAGGCAAAATCATTCAATCCGTAGCAATTCCTAAAGGAAAGATGATTGTTGGTATGGCTAAAGATTATTTTATGGGCATAGGTTCAAGTCAGAAAATAGAGTATTCTGACCAATATCACTTTCTTGAAGATGAAAGAGTTTACTTATCTAAACAATATGGAAATGGTAAGCCTAAAGATAATAATTCGTTTTTAATTTTTGATATTAGTAAATTAGAAACTGAACCACCAAAAGCTACTAAAACAAAATAATAAAATAAGGTGATCTAAATGCTAGAAGAATTAAAAGAGTATCTAAGAGAAGATGATAATGAGGATATATTAAAAAAACTATTAAAAACAGGACAGGATTATTTAAATAAATTAGCTGGGATAACTTTAGATTATGAATCTAATATCCTGGCTAAAACTTTATTATTGGACTATTGCAGATACAGATATAATAATGCAACAGAATATTTCTTTGTAAATTTTAGGGAGGATATTCTAAGGCTACAGTTAGAAAGTGCGGTGATGTGGAGTGCAAAGCAGAAAACAAGTGATGCAACAACTAGCGCGAACTAAGAATAAGAGAATTGAAATTATAGTAGAAAATGAAAATGCTACAGATGAAGATGGATTTCCTATCGAGGGTGGGAAGTCCATTAAAACTGTATTTGCTAATGTAAGGAGTTTAAGAGGAAAAGAATTTTATCAAGCATCACAGGTGCAAATGCAAGATGATAAAGTATTTTATATTAACTATTTTAAAGGCTTAGATACTAAAGTAGAAATAAAATATAAGAATGAATTATACAACATTATTTCTATAGTTAATATTGATGAAGCTAACAGAGAGTATGAAGTTAGGGCAAGGTTGGTGAAAGCTAGTGGCTGATATGCAATTAGAGGGAATGGATAGTCTAATTAGGAAATTAGAGGATATGGGCAAGGCTGGAACTAAAGTACAGAATAGTGCTTTAAAAAAAGCTGGAGAAGTAATAAATAATGAAATAAAAGCTAATGCTCCAACTAGTTCTAGTCCTAGACAACCTCGACCTAAAAAAAATCTATGGCGTACCGGTGGACACGCTAAAGAATTATTAACTGTTAGTAATGTTAAGTCTAAAAAAGGACTTAAATATGTAGAAGTAGGTATTCAAAAAGGAGATAATACTAAGGCTTTTTATTTAAAATTTAAGGAGTTTGGAAGTAGTAAAGAAGCAGCTAAACCCTTCATGGGTCCAGCATACGAATCAAAAAAAGATGAAGCAAAGGAAGTTATTAAAACAGAAATAAAAAACGCTCTAGGATTATAAATAAATTTTTAGAATTATTTTAAATAGATAATTAGTATATTCAAGATATTTTAAAATTTTAAAAATATTACAAGGAGGTTTTTATATGTGAATATAAATAATCTTATTATAAATACATTAAAGCCTATTGGAGTTCCAGCCGTATTTGAATTTTATGCTGGTTCAGAAACTACTTATATAACATTTTCGGAATATCTCCAGCAAGGAGAGGTATTTTGTGATGATGAAGAACAAGCAACAGGACATTATATACAAGTTAATGTATTTAGTAAAAAGAATTATAGTAAAGTTGTAGATCAAGTTAAAGTTTTATTAAAAGAAAAAGGATTTATAAGAAAAACAGAACATGGGTTATATGAACCGGATACTCAAATTTATCATAGAGTTATCCGATTTTTTTATGTTGAAAATGAGGAGGAATAAGCATGAATGTATTAACAGGATTAAGAGGATTTAGGGTAGTTGAATTAACAAAAGATGAAGATGGTGCAACTGAATATGGTAAAGATATTAAAAAATTAATAGGTGCTAGACATATAAAGGTTACTCCTAAAAGTTCAAGTGCTGAATTGTACGGTGATGACCAGCTATTAGAATCTACTAGTGCTGTTGGGGTAATAGATGTAGAAATAGACTTGGCTGAATTACCTTTAGAACTTAGAGCATTTTTCAGAGGAAATACTTATAAAGACGGTGTATTACTTGAAAATAAAACTGATACTGCACCTAAAATCGCACTAGGATTTATAGCAGCTAAATCTCAAAAAGGAGATAGACTTGTTTGGCTTACAAAAGGTACGTCAGAACCAATTGAGGATGAAAATAAAACTAAAACTGATAAAGTTGACTATCAAACTCAAAAAATTAAGTTCAAATTCATGCCTAGAATTTCTGACGGATTATATAAAATTACGGCTGATACAGATTTAGAAAAAGCTCCAACGGAAGTAGAATTTTTTACAACAGATTTCTTAAAAACAGGAAAAAAAAACGAACACTAGAAGTTCCAGAAGTTAAATTAGAATTAGAAAAGGAGGAAGTAGAACATGAATAATGTTAAAACAACAGGATCAACTGTTATTTTAGATAAGGAAAGAAAAGTAGTATATGATTTAAATGCTTTATGCAGTTTAGAAGAAAAATACGGAAGTTTAGATAAAGCAATAGAAAAGGTATCGCCTAAAGAGGGATTGCCTGGGATGAAAGACATTAGGTATATGTTTTATCTAGGTTTAAAAAATGATGATGAAACATTAACAGAAGAAAAGGTTGGATCACTTATAACATTAAATAATATTTATGATATTATTGAAGTTATAGGAAATGCTATGACAGGCTCATTACCAGAAGCAAAAGGTGAGGAAAAAAACGAGTAGACCAGTCCCAAAACGATAAATTAGATTGGGATTGGTTTTATTATATTGGAAAAGTACAGTTAGGATTTACAGATAAAGAGTTTTGGAAACTTACTTTAAGAAAGCTATTAGCAACTTGGGAACAACATTGCAAATTTAATGGTTTGACTAAAGAGGAAGAAAAAGAGAAAGAACAGGATGTATATATAGACCAGGTTGCTTGGTTGTAATTTCCTTTTGTAGTATAATATAAGCAATACTTATAGGGGGAATTCACATGGAAGATAAGAAAAATAAGTGGCTTGAAAGGTCAGAAAGATGGCAAAAGAGATCAGAACAATTTGACAAGGCTGGAAAAAATATGAGTAAGCTAGGTGGTAAACTAACTATCATGTTTACAGTACCTATTCTATTAGCTATATTTTTCGGAGTGCCTGGTTTTATTATAGGAATTGTAATTGCAATTGTAGCTTTATGCTCATAAAAAATTAAATAAGAATATTTTTAAGGACATCTCATTTTGAGGTGTCTTTTTGTTTTGCAAATTTTTAAGGAAGGAGGTAGGCATATGAGTGATGTAGGAAGTTTAGTGGTAAAAGTAGCTATGGATAATAGCAATTTCCAACAGGGCGTACAAAATTTAAATCGTTCTATGAAAGTTATACAAAGTGAATTTAAAAATGCAACGAGTGGATTAAAAGACCATGGCAAGGGGCTTGAAGGACTTAAAGCTAAACAAGAAATGCTATCTAAATCTATAGATGTACAAAGTAAAATAGTACAAAAGTATAAAGATAAGCTTAAAGAAAGTAAGGAAACTTTAAATAAAAATGCAGATGCTCAGGCAAAATTAAAAGATAAAATACAAGATGCTAAAAAAGCTTATGAGGAAAGCAAACAAACTTTAGGTGAAAACAATTCTAAAACAAAAGAGTTGAAAAAAGCTTATGAAGAATTAAGTACAGAGTACGCTAAAAATGAAGATAAGCTTAGAAATAATGTGCGTACAGTAGAAAATTATACTACTAAAGTAAACAATGCTGAATCTAAATTAAAAGGTATGCAACAACAATTAAATAGTGTTAGCAGTAGTATTCAACAACAGGAAAACAAGTGGACTAGACTATCACAAAAGTTAGATAGCATAGGTAAAAAGTTTGAAGCAGTAGGACAGAAAATGTCTAGCATGGGTAAGGGATTAACTGCTAAATTAACAGGTCCTATAGCAGCAATTGGAGTTGCAGCATCTAAAATTGGAATGGATTTTGAAGCTAGTATGAGTAATGTATCTGCTTTATCTGGAGCAACAGGAGATAGTCTAAAACAATTAGAAAACAAAGCAAGAGAAATGGGCGCTAATACTTCAAAAAGTGCAAAAGATGCAGCAGACGGAATGGGATTTTTAGCTTTAAGCGGAATGAAGAATAAAGAAATGCTAGAAGCTATAGAGCCTGTACTAAGATTATCCGAAGCTGGTAACTTAGATTTAGCAAGAGCATCTAATTTAACTACTAATGCTTTAAGTGCTTTGAGTTTAAAAGTACAAGATTTACCACATTTTTTAGATGTAGTTGCACAGAGTGCAAGGTCGAGTAACACCAATATAGACCAAATGGCGGAAGCCTATATAACTTGTGGTGGAACTTTAAAAGGATTAAATGTCCCTTTAGAAGAAAGTGCAGTTATCTTAGGAATGTTCGCTAACAAGGGAGTAACTGCTGGAGAAGCTGGAACTGCTTTAAATGCTATAATAACAAATCTTACTGCACCAACTGGAAGGGCTGAAAAAGCATTGAAAGCATTAAATATTTCCGCGTTTGATAGCCATGGGAAATTTAAAGGTCTATCAAATATTTTATTTGAAGTAAAAGATAAAACTAAAAATTTAACAGAAAAAAATAAAAATATGTATTTGAGCATGATCGGTGGCAAAGAGCATATTAAAGACTTAAATGCATTACTAAATGGATTAGGTAGTGACTATACTAAGTTGAAGGGTGATATTGATAGTTCTAATGGTGCTTTGAATGACATGGCTAAAACAATGCAAGATAATAATAAAGGGTCTATTACTTCTTTAAAAAGTGCATTGGAAGAACTATGCATAAAAATTTATAATGTTTTGAAACCAGCTATAGCTAGTATAGTAGATACATTGCGAGAATGGACTAAAAAGCTTAATAGCTTAACACCAGCACAACAAGAAACAATTATAAAAATAGCTGGATTAGTAGCAGCTATAGGACCTCTATTAATAGTTGGTGGAAAATTAGCAAGTGGTATAAATAGTATAATAAAGCTCGGAAGTGGAATAGCTGGATTAGTAGGGAAAATAGGTACATTAGCAAATGTAACAAGTAAATTGGGTTTAATAGCAAAAGCTGGACCATTACTATTAAATCCTTATGCTTTAGCGATAGCTGGAATAGGAATAGCTGGATATGCTACTTATAAACATTTAAATAAAAAATGTGTACCAGCAGTAGATCTATTTGCTAATAAAGTAGAAACTACTTCACATAGAATTAAAAGTGCTAACGGAACTATAACTAATAGTTATTCGCAGACTACTATTAAGATTTCCGAAGCTACTAAAAAAGCAGTGGGTTCGTACATGGAACTAGATAATAAGGCTAGTAAATCTTTAATGAATTTAAATGCTAATAGCACTAAGTTTACAGATAGTGCTAAGAAAACAGTAATTAAAAACTTTAACGATATGGTTCAAAAGGGTAGTAAAAAAGGTGCAGATTTTAATACAAATATAACAAAAGAATTTGCTAACTTAATAAATAATACTGGAACTTTAACAGAGCAAAATAAGCAACAAATAATAAGTAAATACTCTAGTATGGTATTAGATTGCGAAAAATTAAGTAGTAAGCAAAAAGTTGATACTGTAAATAAATTTAAAGAAATTTTTAAAGAAACGACAGGAATTACACAACAACAAAAAGATACTTTAGTTGCTCAATATAAAGAAATGGGAGCACAAATAAATGCTGGGTACGATAAGCATTATCAGGATCATACTGCAAAATTACAAAAATTCTTTAGCAAAAATACTACTTTAACCGCACAGGAACAACAGGAAATACTAGCTAAAGAAAAATCTCACAATGATCAAATGAAGGCATCCACCAATGAGTATACTGAAAAGATTAAGGCTATTTTTGAAAGAGCATCTAAAGATAATAGACAACTAAAAGCAGATGAGGTAAAAGATATTAAAATGTATCAAGACAATATGAAAGAAAATGCAGTTAAGACTTTATCCGCAAATGAAGTTGAATCTAAAGTTATTCTTGAAAGAACTAAAAGTTATTCTACGAGCATAACTACTGAACAAGCCAGTGAGGTTATCAAAAACGCAGAAACGCAAAGAGTTAAAACTGTTGATGAAGCGAACAAACAGTATATAGAAACAACGAATAATATAAAAGAAATGAGAGATAAGACAGGAAGTATTACTGCTGAACAAGCTGAAAAAATGATGAAAGATGCTGAAAAACAACGTGATGAAACTGTTAAGAAAGCTGGTGAACAAAAAGAAGGCGTAGTAAAACAAGTTTCCCAACAAAATGCAGATGTAATTAAAAATATAGATACTAGCAATGGTCAAATCAAGACTAAATATCAGGTTTTAAAAGAAGATATATCTAAAAAATGTAGTGAAGCATGGAGTAGTATAAATAAATCTTTTAATAACGGTGGCGAAAAAATTAAACAAAGCACACATGAAACCATTGAAAAAATGCGAGGTAAATGTAAAGAAGCTAAAACAAACGCTAAAATTTGGGGGTCTGATATAGCTGAAAGTCTTAAGAATGGATTAGATTCTAAAAAAGAAGCTATTAAATCTAAGGCAGAAGAATTAAAGAATAAAATTAAATCTGGATTTAATGGCTTAAAAGAAGACATGAAATCAATAGCGCAATGGGCAGTCGAAGGATTAGAAAAAGGATTAGAATTTAGTAGAAAACTCAAAGAAAAAGCTGAGAGTCTCGCACAGAAAACTATATCAGCAGTAAAAGAAAAATTTGATATACATTCACCTTCACGAATTATGATAATGTTGGGTAAGTTTGTAAGCGAAGGACTTGCACTTGGTATAAAAAATAATACTAGTTTAGCAGTAAAAGCGAGTGAAGATTTAGCTAACGCAGTAATAACATCTACTAATAAAATAAAAGAAAGTACATTTCAAGACAAATTGGGACATTTATTAAATTGGGGTTCTACAGAAAAAGAAGCTTATCAAGATGCAACTAATTTTATTAATAAATTAAATAATGAGCAGTTGGAACATTCTAAAAGTATACTAGATAAAGAGTATAAATTTAGAGTAGAAAATGTAAAAAATGATTTGAAAAATGCAAAAGAAAGCAATGCTAAAAAGTTAGAATTAGAAAAGAACAGAGTCAATTCGCAAATTGCATATTATCAAAAGATGCAGAAAAATACGAAAAATAAAAATACAAAGAATTTCTATGCTAATAAAATAGATACTTTAAAACAATATCTAAAGCAATATGAAAGTACAATTAAAGCTACACAAGATGTGACTATTAAGAAACTAGAAGTATCTAAAAATGCTTTAGAAAAATACTATGCAGAAGCTAAAGAACTACTTAAAAATCGAGAAGATGATTTAAAAGAATTTATGTCTACTACAAGTAATTTTGCTAGTAAATTAAAAGATGCTTTAAAGCAAAGTATAGAGGAAGTACAGAAAAAAGAAGAAGAAGCTATTAAAGAGAATATAGATTTAAATGATAAATGGAAAGAGAAAACTTTAAAAGCTTATGCAGATGTTCACAAAACTAAATTAGAAAATTTAGAAGATGAATATAAGAAATTTGAAAAAAATACAAATGCTGAAACTAAGCTACTTGATGAAAAATTAAAGAAATTTGATTCTGAAAAAGCTGATACTGATGATTCTAAGAAAGAAAAAGAACTTAGAAGAATCTTAAGTATGAATTATAGTAAAAAGAAAAAAGCTGAAGCACAAAAAGAATTGAATGCATTAATTAAAAGTAGAGATGAGAGACATTATAAAGAAAGCATAGAACAGCAAAAAGAAGCTTTAAAAGAAAAACTTGACAATAAAAAAGAGAGTATTGAAGAAAGTAAAAAAGCACTAAATAAGCAGTATGAACAAGATAAAGAAAACACAGAAAAGATTTATAAGAATAATAAAGAAATGTATTATAATCAGCTTGATTACACTAAGAAATACTATGCAGAGCAAAAGAAAGAAGCAAATATAAATGCTAGAGTACAACAAATTATTATAGAAAATAATCAAAAAGAAATTATATCTTTGCTAAAAAGTACAGGTAAGGATTATGAGATAACAGGAGCAACATTGGCAGATAGATTTGCAACCGCATTTGTAGATAAGCTTAGTGTCGTAAAAGATGCTATAAGCGACATAACAGAACAACTAAATAATGTAAATGTAAGTGTTAATACTAGTAGTATTCCACGTTTAAGTGCAGTAGGAGGATATTCTACATCTAATATTAATAATAATAAAACTAATATTAACAATAGCTATGGCAGTATTCTACATGCAGATAAAATTGTACTAAATGGACATAAAGATACACAAGCATTTTCAGAAGAATTAGAATTTTATAGACAAAAAGCAAGTAAAGCAAGAGGGGGTAGATAGTATCTATAGTTTTAATTTTAGAAATAAAGATAGTTTTAAAGATTTTGGGATAGCGGTTAAAACAAGACCAGCTATTCCTATGCCACAACGTAGAGTACAGTATGAAACTATACCTGGAAGAAATGGTTCTTTAACTATTGACGATGAAACATATGACGATATAACAATAACGATTGATTGTAATTTTCTGACCAATGAAATGCGAAATAAAGCTATAGAAATAAAGCATTGGCTTATGGGTGGACAGGATAAATTAATCCTGTCTGATGCTACAGATAAGTTTTATATGGCACAAGCAGTAAATAAAATAGATATAACACAAACTTTAAGAGTATTGGGTTCATTCCCAATAATTTTTAATTGTAAGCCTTTTATGTATTATTTTAGTGGACTAGATACTATTACAGTTACTAGTCCTAAAATTATTTATAGTCCAGAATTTGTAGTTAAAAGTGAACCTAAAATAACTGTTTATGGACAAGGAGATATAACTCTAAATATAAATAATAACTCTATAAAACTTAAAAATGTACAAGATTATATTGTTATAGATTCTGTAATTCAAGAGTGCTATAAGAATACACAAAATTGTAATAATCAAATGTATGGGGAATTTCCGTTACTGATTGAAGAAAATAAAATAAATTGGAATGGTAATGTGTCTAAAATAGAAATTATACCGAATTGGAGGTGTTTATAATAGATAAAATATTTAATTTAAAGATTGATACTAAGAATAAAAATATATCTACAGTAACAGGATTTAAGCAGTTTGATAATAACTCTATACTAAATATAATTCTATTGCAGAATAATTTAGCATTAGATTTATCTGACTGTACTGTAAGACTTAACTTTCTAAGAGAAGATGAAAGAATATTATTGTATATGGCGGATATAGTTAGTGTTAAAGAAGGTAGGGTAAGTATCAAATTAAGTCCAGAAGTATTAGAAAAAGCTGGACTTGTTAAAGCAGATATTAGTGTATTCGATAGTAATTTATTTAAAATAACTAGTGCTACATTTAATTTAAAAGTAGAAAAAACTATATACAATTCTGATACTTATTTTACAGATAAAGATTTAGATCTTATGCAGCAAGAATATATTCGAGAAAAGCAAAGACAAGCCAATGAAAATGTTAGAAAAACAAATGAAGATACTAGAAATAATAATGAAATAGAGAGATTAACACACGAAACGCAAAGACAAACAAATGAAAATACTAGAATAAAAGCTGAAAATACAAGAGCAGAAGAATGGAATAACATAAAAAAAGATGGGAACAATTTAAAAAATACTTTAGACAATGCAATTACTAATGCTAATAAAAGTAAAGATAATTTACAGAATACAATTAATAATGCAGATAAAGTAAGAAAAGAATTAAACGTTAGCAATTATGTTTCTAATTCTAAATACGATGCATTCGAAAAAAAAGTTCTTGATGAAAATAAAAATACTAATACACAATTAGAAGATTTGAAAACTAAAAAAGCAGATCAAGCCTTTGTAGATGCACAAATTGCTACAATAATTAGTGGTGCTCCTAAAGGAACTTATCCTACATTAAATGCTCTAAACGAAGCTTATTCAAAAGGTGCAGATGGCGTATTTTTAGTTTTAGAAAATGGTCATTGGTATTATTGGAATAGTTCAACTTCAAGATGGACAGATGGAGGGATTTATCAAGCTACAGAAATTCAGAATGGTAGCATTACAACCAAACAATGTAATTTTATTGAAAATAATATGTCGGATAATTTACTTAATCTAAATAAGATAACTAAAGGATTTCTAACAAATGGTGGTAAAATAGAAGAAAACTCTAATTATTTTACAACTGACTTTATAGAAGCTACCATGAGTGATGTTGTACGTTACACATACGATATCAACATGGGCACAAATAATAAAGTTTATTGTTTTGATAAAGATAAAAAATTATATTCAACTCGTAATGGTGAATTAGATGATACTACAACATACAGAGTTGTAAAATTAACTGACGCTAATATAAAATATATAAGAATATCATTTAATAATAAAAATTTCAACTCAGCTATGATTTTTTTAAATAAAAATTATTCTACAAAGTATCAACAATATTATAAAAAAAGTTATTTAAACAATGAGTTCTATTTAAATAATACACAAAAAAATGAAGTTGAAAACATTGTAAATAGTAATTGTTTAAATAATAAGATAATTACTTGGAATGGAGATTCTATTTGTGCCGGTGATGGCTGGCGTGGAGGTTATCCAAAAATAATTAGCGAAAGAAATAATATGATTAGTGAAAATATTGCGGTGGGTGGTGGCAGTATTACAGCTGAACAGTATCATAGCGATAATCATAGACCAAGACATTGGGTTGCACGAACAATTGAAAAAATGCGTAGTGATGCAGATTACGCAATACTAGAAGGAGGAGTAAATGATTATTCTTTAAAAGTTCCTTTTGGTGAAATAACAAAAGATTTTACAAGCAAATTAGACGATACTACATTTTGTGGTGCATTTGAAAGTATGCTAAAACAATTAATACTAAAATTTCAAGGTAAGAAAATTGGGTATATTTTAGTACATAGAATATGGGATAACAATTCAAATTTTGATTCTAAGTGGTATCCAGCAATATTGGAAATGTGTAACAAATGGGGTGTACCTGTATGTGATTTGTATAAAAATTGTCCATCTTTAAAATTAATTGACGAATTAAAAAACAGATATACTAATAATAAAGATGGGTGGCATCCAAATGAAGAAGGATATAGAAAATATTATGTAGACAAAATAGAAAACTGGATGAAAACACTTTAAAATTTAATATTATAGGCAATAAATTGGGACTTTAAAAGTCTTTTTTTATTGCCTTTTTTAAAAAAGGTAGGTGATAAAAATAATTAATGTATATAATGCAAAAGAACAGAACTTTAACCATAACGGACTTGCAGTATTAGATAAATGTATAAGATGCGAAGTTACCGATGAGCTAAACGGACTATATGAATTAGAGTTGGAATACCCCATTTATAATAATTCTAAGTGTAAATATCTAATTGAAGATAATATTATACAAGTACCAACTCCATTCGGTTTACAACTTTTTAGAATTTATCATAAAGCTAAAACTCTTACTATAATTAAAATAAATGCTAGGCACATCTTTTACGATCTATTAGATAATCTAGTAGAAGAAATAGATATACGAGGACTTAGTGGTAAAGATGCTTTAAAAAAAACAATGGACAATCTAGCTTATAAAACTAATTTTAAATATCTATCTAACATAGATTGGCGAAACAATATTTTTTTGGATGATGAAAAAGGAGATATTGCAAATAAGAATCCTATAGAAACTATATTTCAATTAATAAATATCTATGGTGGAGAACTAAGGAGAGATAGATTTAATTTTCTATGGCTAGATAGTATAGGACAGGACAATGGTGTTGTAATTTCTTATGGTAAGAATATTAAAGGTATAGAGGAAGATTTAAACAGAGATTCTGTAATTACTAGAATAAAGCCGATTGGAACCGACGGTTTAACGCTGGATGAAAAGTATATAGATAGTCCCAATATTAATAATTATCCGCATCCAAAAATAAAAGTATTGGAATTTTCGGAGTGCAATGACTACGAAAGTTTAAGAAAGTCAGCCGAGAATTATTATAAGAAAAATAAATGTGATATTCCTGTCCTAAACTACAAAGTGGACTTTATAGAACTGTCCCTAACAGAAGAATATAAAGATTATAGTTGCTTAGAAACTTTAAATCTTGGAGATATAGTAACTGTTAAACATAAAATTCTCAAAATAGATGTAAAGCAAAAAGTAATAAAGTACAAATACGATTGTTTAAGAAATAGGTATTCCGGAATAGAACTTGGAAGTTTTAAGGAAAACTTAAACAAGACTTTTGAAGAAACAGATAATAATCTAGATAAGCTAGATGGTGATATAAAAAATGTTGATAAAAGAATTAAGGAGAATGAAAAAAGATTTAAAAGTGATATAGAAAAAACAGATAGAAAAATAGCTTTAACCGTTGAAGAGATAGGCAAAACTAATACTAAAATAGAGCAAACAGAGAAAAAGATTACATTAGAAGTTAATAATAAAATCGACAATTGTAATTCTAAGATAGAACAAAATGCAGATAACATTAGTTTGGTAGTTAATGGTGGAGAAATAGACGGTAACGCTTTAGTAAGTTCTATTAATATGTCAGATAAAAAAATTAAAATGAGAGCTTTAAACATAGATTTAGATGGATATGTAACTGTATCAGATTTAAAGGGGGGTAGGACTACTATTGACGGTGGTTGTATAGATTGTAGCACAATAGATGCGGATGAAATTGGTTCTAAGATAACTCATGTATCAAAGTTTATACATTTCAACGGTCACAATGGTCTTGGAGGAATTGGTTTAAATCGAGACAATGACTTATGGCTATATAGTAACGGTGATGTTATTATTGATGCTCGTAGAATGAAGTTTGAAAATGGCGATAGAGTAGCAACCAGGGAGTGGGTACTTGAACAATTAGAAGAAATTAAGAAATAGTAGGGCGTATAGTTATTAAACTGTACGTTATTTTTATATAAAAAATAAGAAAAGGGGTAATTAAAATGGCAGAATTAATACAAAGTTTTGGATTTCCTGTAGCATGTTGTTTAGGATTAGCTTTGTACCTTAAACAATTAACACAACAACAAAGGGAAGATGCAAAAGAAGATAAAGAAAAGCTTTATACTAATTTAGAAAAGTTAAATCAATCAAACATGGAAGTTGTAACTACAAACCGTATGCTGGTTGAAAACATGAAAGGAGATATTAAAAATATACAAAATAAAGTAGACAAGATAGCAGATAAGATAGAGCAGCAGTAATTGTTGCTCTTTTATTTTATAAAAAAATAAGGAGGGAGGTTGCTATGGATAAGCAGATAGAATTTATTAATAAAATTAAAGATGCAGCTATAGTTACACAGGCTCAATATAGTATTTTTGCTAGTGTAACTATTGCACAAGCTATATTGGAGTCTGGCTGGGGAGAAAGTAATTTAGCTAAAAATTATAACAATTTATTTGGAGTTAAAGCTTTAAGAGATTGGAATGGACAGGTTGCTAATATAGATACTAAAGAATACACAAATGCTGGAATTATAACAGTTAAGCAGCCTTTTAGAATTTATAAATCTTATAAAGATAGCATAGAAGACCACGCAAAATTTTTAAAAGCTGAATGGTATACAGAAGCTGGGGTTTTTACGGCTAAAAACTACATGGAGCAAATAAATGCAATATTTAATGGGGGATATACAAGTGATCCTAACTATATAACTAAGATTTTAAAATTAATAAATGATTATGATTTAAAAAAATATGATATGGAAGGAAGTAATAATATGAAAATAGCAGTTCGTGGAGGACATAATTTTAAGGCTATGGGAGCTAGTGGATTGATTTCAGAAACACATGAAGATAGAAAAGTCAAAGATGCTGTAATTAAATATTTAAAAAGTTCTGGTTGCTCTGTTTTAGATGTAACACCAGGTAATGTAGATAGAAACACAGACTTAAATTATGGAGTTTCTAAAGCAAATGAATGGGATGCAGATTTATTTATATCTATACATTTTAATAATGCTTATACAAGCTATAATGGGGCAATAGGTACTGAAACGTGGACTAACTTAAATAATGCAACAGGTAAGGCGATAGCACAAAGGATAACAAATAATATTGCAAGTTTAGGATTTAAAAATAGAGGAGTTAAAGATGGTATAAATGCTAAACTATTTGAAATAAGAAAAACTAGTATGAGTGCTATTATAGTAGAGGTTTGTTTTGTTGAAGCTACTGAAGATATTGAAATTTATAATAAAAATGGTGTTGATATTATAGGAAAAACTATAGCAGAATCTATTTTAAATACTTCTATAAATACATCTAATAATGATGGTAAATGGGGCATATCTACTACAAATGGTTTAAGGATTAGAAGTTCAATAGATACTTCAAATTTAAATAATGTTATAGGAAAACTTAATAAAGGTGATAAGATAAAAATATTTAAAAAAATAGGAGAATGGTATGAAGTTTATTTTGGAGAACATGGTGGATATGTTGCAGCCGATTATATAGAATTAATTTAAATAAAAAAGGAGGTCGACTTGACCTCCTACTTTAAAACTTCTTCCCAAACTTTGAGAATATAGATAGATTT